ATGTTATCACTGTTTAGATGATCTCGAATCGATAAAATAATCTCGTGTTCAGCTGATTTGATTTGAGCTTCGAAATCGCTTTGACGACGAGGAACGAGATCAGCTAGATTCGCAAAAGTCGCAACGAATTGATTGTGATCAAGGCCAGTATTGAAAGGTCGAGGAGTGACTTTTAATAAACCTTTTTCTTGCTTCGCTGTACTCATGTTTAATTTAGTATAGCTTACTCGATAAGGATAAAGTCCATTCGTCGCTAGAGCTGTCGAATCGATATCAAGATAGCTCGTCGCTAGTTGAAGAGTCGCCGAATCAGTTAAATCGATTTCTCTTGAAAGCGGTTCAGCGAGAATCGCAGTCGTACCGCCAAGTCGAGAAACGACGACAGCGTAATAAGTATCGCTTGAAGTAATCAAGAAAGCGTTTTGCTGTTCTCGATAATAGTCGGCCGGTGTACTCGAAAGCGTTAATGTTCGTCGATCGCTTGCGATAGCTGTTACAGTTAAATCGCTTGTGAATCGAGTCAAGTTTGAACTGATCCCTGATTCAGTATCGATAACGATTGAAGCTGTACCGGTGATCGGTACTTGTGGCGACCAAATAAAACGATGATCTTGACTTGTTATAGCTTTTCTCATTTCGCATCCTTGTTCGCTTCATTGATATCGTCGTCAGTCGCTCGTTTAAGTTTAGCAGCTTTAATAAAGCCTTCGCTAACCGGCGACCAACTGTGCCGGCAATTATAACCGCCGCCGCTTGTAATGACATTCAAGCCCTGACCATTATTTAAACGACTCATTTGTCTTTCACTGACGACTAAGTTTATCAACTGTCGACAGAATGGTCGAGTGATTCCGTCTTTCGGCCCGGTGTATAAATAATTATTCAGGCCGGCCGCTTTTGCAGCGACAGCGGTTACACCTCTTCCATATTGACTGATCTTTGTTCGAACTTCAGTTAAAGCCGAACCTTCACTTTTTTTCATCCTCATTTGAAGATTTGATAAAGCGACAGTCGCCGGAATCTCTAAAGCGATATCTCGTAAAGATTCACGAATTGACTTTTGATACATCGGAATGATGATGTCATCGAATACCGCTGTCGAGCTTTGAATCTGTAAAGCGTCAACTTGTGGAGCGATAGACTGATAATTAAATGTCGGCTCGACTGCATTTAAAGTCGCTTCGATCGAGTCTCGAATCTTATCTTGTTGATCGATAAAAACATCGATCGCATTTCCAAGACCAGCATTTAATATTAAATCGGTTAGTTCATCATTACTCAGTTGAGCAAGTGAACTCGGATTGATTAAAGTCAACGCATTATCCAATGAATCGACTATATCAGCTCGAGCCGATTTTAAAGCTTTAGCGAATGCTTGTTCAGCTTTAAGCTCGGCTCTAAGTTGAGCGACCTTCGCTCTTGTTAGTTCTGCGATCAATCCGCTTTGCTCGTTTGCTTGACGAGTTAAATCAGCGATAGCTTTTTTATCAGCGTCTCCTTCAGCAAGTAAGACACGACCGCAAGAACACAACATTTTTTTAGTTCACGACGCTTGTGATAATGCGACCGAGATTTGAGTCGACAGCGTGGAACTTGTTGAACTCTTCTCCGTAAACATGACGACGCAAGCGATCAGGAGTATCGTATTGAGCGGCAAGCATATCTTGATAAACAAGATTAAGCGCGGCGACTGGCATACCTTTAACAGTGCCGGACTTTTGAACGATTGCGTCACTACCCTTCAAGATACCCATAAAGAGCGAGTCTTGAGTCCAAATGAAGCCTTCGCTTGAAGTCGCTCCGGGTACTGAAGTATCTTGACGAGCTGAACCAACATAAATATTCGGAATTCCGAGAACATCACGAAGAACTTGCATAACCGCTTCGTTTGATAGAATGCGAGAACCGCTTGCAAAACCAGCGCTTGAAGTTCCAGCAAAACCACGAACTTCGGGATTCTTCGCAAGAGTCAAAAACACTTTATGACCGAGAATAAGAGTATCGGGATTGATACCATGCGCACCTTCAAAGATAGTGTTTTTAAGATCGTAAAGGTCGCTTAGTGGTTCCGCATTCGCATCGTCGAACTCTCCGCCGAATTCATCAAAAGCAGTATTGTTTCCGAAGTTCGCAGTACCGAATAAAAGATCAGCGGCTCGCTTCTCTTTGTTTAACTTCATAACTCGAGCGACTTTCTTCGCTGCTCTTGCTTCTTCTGATCCCGGATATTGTGAATCAGCGATATCTTCCATTGCGATGAAATCTTCAGCCGAGTACTTATCAATCATGAATGTTTGACTTGAGCGATCAAAACCACCGATCAAAGGTCGTGAAGAACCGGGAGCAGTGCGAAGATCAAGGCCGGCACCGGCTCCCATGAAATTACGACTAGTCTCTAAAAGTAAAGTACCGCTTCGTTCAGGAACTTTAATTGTTTCAAAGATTTTGTCGGCGATAAGTTGGTCGTCACTTGGTACAGCTTCGACGAGAATACTACTTAGAATCTCGTCAACAGGGTGCATATTAATATAAGATGAAGCCATTTTTTAAGTCCTTAAGCGATAGCGGTTAGATTAGCTGGTCCGGTAAAGACGACAAAGATTTGATCGCCATCGGCAGCGGAGTCTTGATTAACATTCGGAAGCATACGAGCGACAGCGTATTTACTAGTCGCACCATCGAAAGCGACAAGCTTTCCGCCGGTTGTCGCCATCAAAAGATTCATAGTCGCCGGAGCGATAGCACCGCCAGCGATAGCACGAGTCTTTCCAAGTACAGCGACTTCGACGACATCACCGGATGAACAAGCTCGTTGTGCAATGCCGACGCAATTATTTTCGGTTGCTGCGTCAGTGATTGTCGCTTTTCCGTCAACATTCACCGAAACAAGTGCATATTCAGTAATCGCTTCGGCAGCGACGAGAGTAATAGTATTGTCTGTAATAGCCATTTTTATGCTCCAAAAGCTTTAGCGTAATAGTCAGGATTTTCTTTGCGGAATAGTTGAAGAGCTTCGCTATATGAGACGCTCTTTTCGTTTGCAAGTTCACGAACTCGATCGTTTAAGGTTGCTTTGCTGATCTCTTGACCGCTTGCACCATGTCCGACAGTCTCGAGCGGTACAGATGAATTCAAAGGTCGTTCAGAGAACATTTGCCAAAACTCGGGCTGGATATCTCGCAGTTCCCAAGCTTTACCCACGACGCTTTGCTCGGCCGGTGAAATACGACCCTCGTTAAGAAGAGTTTTGACTGCGTCGTTCTTTTCGATCTCGGCTTTTTCGGCTTCGATCTTTTCGAGTCGTGAGTTGAGCTTTTCATTTGTTTCTCGAAGAAGTTGAACTTCACTTAATAGAGTCGATTGATTAAGAGATTCGCTCATCTTATTATAGCTTTTCTCTTCGTCTTTTGACTCGCTCATTTTCTCTTCGTCTTTTGATTCGGCCATTTTTTCAGCGTCATCTTCAACTTTTTGAGCTAAGATCGCCGATTCAGCTTCGTCTTTCATGTCAGATAGTTTTTGTTCGAGTTCTTTCACAAGCTCATCTTTTGCGATGTATGCTTGCTTAAGCTCGTCTAAACTCATTTCGTCGATATTCATATCGTACCTTTCGCTTAGTGTGATTCTGTCGATTTTATGGTGAGATTGTGCTGGTCTTGGAGTTAATGTAATCGCTAATAATTGAGCGTTTCCAACTAAGTCGCCGCCATCTCGAGAATAAACTTCACCGGTTATAAATTCAGGAGACGACCAAAGCACACCGCCGGCATTTTGAACGACTTCTAAACCTCGTTCGTTATAAGCCGGAATAGCATATAAGCCATCGTCTTTGATTTCTAAACCGATGATTAACCCGAGAGCGTTTCCGCTTTCCGGCGGAGCGGGATGGCCACTTGTAAACGGACTCGTTGCATGCTGCCAGTCGATAACGACTGGATCGATTTCGCTTCGCTCGTTGTAAACTCGAACGAGTTCATTCAATAGATCGAGATCGATATCAGCTCCGATTTGATCTCCACTCATGCGACTAGTGACTTGACCAAGTGCAAGCGTTTTGAATGGTTTACCGACGACGAGTCCATCGGCTCGATCATCATCAAGATCAAGTTCGATCTCGATCGCTTCGCTATATGCTCTTAATGTATTATTCATTCGTTCATCCGCTCTTTTCATCATGCCGACGATTTTCTTTGACCATCGATAACCGGGATCACCTCCCCAAGCTCCCCAAGCGATCCGACCTTTACTCCAGTCTTTCCACTTCGGCGACTGTTTATCGATTTCATGTCGAGTGAAATAAGCTAACATTCGACGAGCGGTC